CCACGCATAAACTCACCACGAAGGTCAGGAACATTGAACGTGGAAGAGCCGTCACCACTACCAAAAGTTGTACCAATTGCTGCAAACAAATCAGCATAAGTTGTTCTTGATATAGCAGCACCATTAGCTTTTATGAAATTTGTAGGGGGAGTATTAGCTGCATGATAAATTACTGTACCGGCAGAAACTGATGAATTTGCAATGCTATTTGATACCCATGCATAATCTGTACCATTCCAACTTAACACTTGATTAGATGTCGCAGTACCTTGGTTCAAGTGTGTATCAACATCACTATTTGCATATGAACCACCACCGCCACTACCTGATCCAGACGTTGCTTGATATTTAATGCAAGCGAGTAGGGCTATGTTTCTTGGACGGGTTTCTGTACCGCCAGTGCTACTTGTGGTAACAGTCCCTGTTGGGGAAGAAGTCCCCTGCAGTGGTACGCCGCCAGCCCCCGTATTATAGTGTGTTGAGAATGTGTGAGTGTGTGCTTTTAGCTCATCCGCTTGAGCCGAGCCAAAGGAACGACTGGTATCAATTCCACGGCTATCGTCCCATCCACGCATAAACTCGCCACGAAGGTCAGGCACGTTAAATGTAGTGGACCCATCACCAGCACCATACGTAGTTCCAATAACTGTAAACAAATCAGCATAAGTTGTCCTCGATACAGCATCACCATTGGCTTTTATGAAATTCGTAGGGGGTGTGTTGGCTGAATGATAAATTACCGTACCAACTGGAACTGATTCACCTGTTCCTGTTGCACCATCTGTAATTCCATAGCCAGCTAAAGTAGTTGGAGTACTTGTTAAATCTGAAAATGCTACATTAGCAGATACAGCTTGTGAAAGTCCTAATTTTAACCAGTTCGCACCATCATATTTCCAAGTTTTTCCACTTAAAATATACGTATCGCCCGTAGTTGGATTTGTTGGATATGACATTATGAAATCCTTAGAAATATAGTAACTGTTGTTGAATTCGCAGCAGTTGTTGATAAATTATAAGCCCCGCCGACAGACATGCAGCGCCATGTGCCGCTAGGCGCAGACCCTGACATGCCATAGTAACTTGGACTGTAAGAATAAGTGCTACTATACCGAAGTGAACTGCCCGATACATCTGTGCCAAGAGATGTAGTGCTACCATCAGCTTTACCAAGTAGTGAGTAAGTACCAACACCTCCAGCTGTTGTACTACCTGATGCACTACTCAAGTCTGCATGATTTGCTAGTTTAATCCAATTACCGCCATGAGCAAAGTAACCTGCTCCTGTACCGTGAACATGAGCAAACATACCGTGATAGGTGGTTGCACTTGGCAAATCACCTTCTGTAGCATACATATTCGCGTATAGTATCTTTCCTGTGGTAGTGATATCAAATGTCTGTGCGTCCAGATTGCCACCAAGCTGTGGTGTGGTATCTTCAACTATGTTGCTGAGAGAACCGCCACCGCCACCAGCAGACGTTGCTTGATATTTAATACAAGCAAGTAGGGCTATGTTTCTTGGGCGGTTTTCAGAAGAATTAGACGTTCCACCGGTGAAATCTGTAGACGCATTGTTGCTTGAAAACACTCCGGTACCAACTACTATTCGGTCATGATTACCACCAAAGTTAGCGGCAGAAGGTACGCTGTGATTGTGGGATTCCATTTGGTCAGCCTGTGCAGAACCAAAAGAACGACTGGCATCAATTCCACGGCCGTCATCCCAACCTCTAGGAAACTCGCCGCGAAGGTCGGGGACATTAAAAGTAGAAGATCCATCGCCACTACCAAAAGTTGTACCAATTGCCGTAAACAAATCAGAGTAAGTTGTTCTTGATATAGCAGCGCCGTTAGCCTTAATAAAGCCTGTAGGGGCTGTATTAGCTGAATGATAAATTACTGTACCAACTGCAGCTGATTCACTTGCACCATCTGTAATTCCGTAGCCGGCTAAGGTAGTTGGAGTACTTGTTAAATCGGAGAATGCTACACTACCGCCTCCGGCTCCTCCTCCACCCGATGCTGAATTCCTAATTCCGTACATTACTATTTCGCCCGAGAAGATGTTCCCTGACGAAAAAAAGAATCGAATCGCATCGACCGCTGTTGCTTGCTTGTAAATATTACCAGCCCCAGCATACGATATTGTTTGTGTCGTTACTCCATTATTTCGTGTATATATCAAATTAACGGTATCTGCGAACGTGTATTCATCAGTTAAATGTAGCGCATATAAATTAAATAAACCACCTACACCATAGCCATGTGTATTAGTCCCCACACTATCAGCTAATACAAACGCTGTTCTAGCACTACCAGCCGTTTCATAATTTCCACTAGTGGCAGAATAAGTCGAACTTCCAGTTGGCCTTAAGCGTGCAAATAAGTTTGCACCATTTGTATCAGGTATGACATTTTGAAGCGCAAAGACATAATGATCATACTTAGTTGCATCAAACTGTGTAAAGCTAACATCAGCCACATTACTTAAAGCCCCTGATGAAGCAATGAATTCCATTGCTCCGCCACCGCTACCACTGCCACCATCTGTGATTCCATAGCCAGCTAATGTAGTTGGAGTACTTGTTAAATCGGAGAATGCTACACTAGCACTACTACCTGATGCAAACGTTGCTTGATTTACCCAGTTCGTGCCATTGTAGGTCCAAGTTTTTGATCCTAAAACATAGGTGTCACCGGTCGTTGGATTTGTTGGATATGCCATTTCTGTTTCTCCTGATTATATATTTATACAGGTTTATCTGGCCAAGTTACATTTGTAGGAAACCCTGACTGTTGTGGTACATTTAATAAGTCAGTTCTATATTGTGTCCACTCTGTTTGCTTATCAGATGTAAGTTCTGCCCAACGTAAAGGGTTAGTTACTATAGGGTCCAATTCTTCTACTAACTTCTGGTCACGTTGACTTCTTAGATTTGCTTCAAGTTCTGCATCTAACTCTGCCTGAGTAGGTGCTACATAAGATGTAAAGTTTGTGCTTATCAAAGACATTACAGCATTGTTATCGATAGTCATATCAGTGTCGCTAGGGTCCAAAGTGTAAGGTATCCAACCGTAATCGGGATGATTAATTTCTACATCATATGCAGTATTCTCTACGTTAAGTGATTGTGCATTACGCACTTGTGTAATTGTAACAGACATTATTGTTTCTCCTTAATATTTAATACAAGCTAGAAATGCAATGTTTCTTGGACGTGTTTCTGAACCTCCAGAGCCGCCAATATGTTGCCCATCAGTATTTGATGGTGTTCCTGTAAACGCTGACCTGTTTGCTTGACCTCCATTACTGTCCATGAGTATACCGCCGCCGCCAGTATCGTTGGTAACATTAAATTCAGTGCCCCGCCTTGAAGGGTGACCGTGTAGCTTAAATTCATCAGCCTGTGCAGAACCAAAAGAACGACTGGTATCAATTCCGCGCGCGTCATCCCATCCACGCATAAACTCACCACGAAGGTCAGGAACATTGAACGTGGAAGAGCCGTCACCACTACCAAAAGTTGTACCAATTGCTGCAAACAAATCAGCATAAGTTGTTCTTGATATAGCAGCAC